GATTGTCCAAATTTACTTGTTGGGCGAGCCAAGCTATCTTTAATAGCGCCAACAGAACGAGAAAGACTTGGAACTGAAGCGCCAGGATTTGCACGTGTTCCCATTCCCCTAAGAATAGGAGCCGTTAAGTCGTCACCAAGATTACGGAAAAGACCACCAATCTGTCCAAGATTAATAGTTGGCATTACCTGTTAAATTGTCGAAGGAACATGCGGGTGCCGACACCTGCGTCGGCTGGGCCAGGGAGTGCCTGGATGAATTCTGCACCAGAACGCTCGTAACGATAACGTGCCTGATACGGATCTTTGTAATTAGGGACGTAAAGAATGCCGGCTAAACGATTTGTCTCATAGAGATAAATCTCATCCCATACCTTAAGAGCTTCTTTTGCATTACTGGAACGAATCGTACGATCAACGTCGCCAGCAATACTTTCAAGTCTTGTGGAAGGAGATGTTGCAACCTCAGTCTTTTTCTCTGCTGTATCGCAGCGTCCAATTTGAATTACGATCTTGTCGTAAAAGTAAGAGTCAGGAATTGTGTTTATAGATTCTTCCAAGCGGGCGTAATCGCCTGCTGGGACGGATACTACAAAATACCCCAGGTGATACCTGACTCTACTTTTGTCAAAATCGCTTAACTGCACTTATGAGATTCTTTGTTCTTTTATTATAAAAGACAACAATCAACTTAAGGACAACATTGACGGATCCAATATCTTGTCTTCATACGGATTAATACCAGAATTCATAAAGCTAGTCAAAAAGTCTTGAGGTTTTTTAGTTGTTAATTTCTGTTCAAGCATTGACCCAATAAGTTGCTCTGTTAGTGTTGGTTGTTTTTCTTGCTGGCCAAAGATAGCGGCAAGGATTTTGTTGGCTGCCGCATCTGCAGTGCTTTCGTCAGAAGTTGAAGAAGTAGTTTGTGGTGGTGTTTTTCCAGGGAAATTTGCCTCTTTACCTAATGATTGCAAATGGGCTACCCCAATTTCGTATCGTTTATCAGGAGTAATAAAAACCCCTTGATTACCAAAGCCAGCTTGATTTGCTCTTGGAATATATTGTCCTCCTTCCGATACAAATTTTACGGGCGTTCCACGGGGGCCAGCCACGTCCCAACCTTTATGGTCACTAGATGCGCCCCCAGTAGGTGCCGTCCTGGGACCATAATCGGAAGTAAGGGATAGACCGGTTTCTGGATTAAACTCAAGGCTTCCTTTTTTATTTTTCCTGATTAAGGGAATTTCATTTTGGCCTACGCGAAAACCAGTCAATAGATGTTTAAATAATGCGGGGTCTTTATATTCATTTGTTTGAAGATCCCTTACGGAAAAATGCCCATGAACACCGGTAGCAATACCAGTGTCTCCAAGGCCACCGACATAGTATTTCTTTGCCATTAAAACTTAGCGTTATTTTAATTTTAAGATGAAAAACCCCCGGTTTCCCAGGGGCTCTTGTAATGTGTCAAACTCGGATTAGGTCTGCCGCCAAAACTGAATCCCAGTCAATTCGCTTGATCTGTTTGAGCTGGTCAAGACTGTTGAATTTCTCCCCCGATAAGGACATCTGGAGATCTTTAATCTCTCTGGCAGTCTTGAGACCAATACCCTTGATGTGATCAGCGATCATCTGGGCGGTTGCAGCATTGACGTTTAACCGTGTATCAGGAGGAAACTTACGAGGTTCTTCTTGAGAAGCTCGATCTTTTACCTGAAGAGTTTGCACCTTCTTGGTTGCAGTCTCATCAGGTGTAAGTTCCGTCTTGTAAGCAGTGTAAAGGCGACCGTCCTGATCTTCGACCATGAACCAATCGCCATTATCCCATTCGCTTACAATCTTGACACGAGCACCGGTTTTACGATGTTGGTAAAGCATAGGAATCAGAAGTTTTGTTATCTGGTTCCAGTGTAACCTAATCAGCTAACAGTGCGACCGGTGAGATAAGCGTCAATATCCTCGTAGCCGGGAGCGTCATCAGGACGGATGTAGCACACTTCGACAACCAGGTAGCCAGCACGGCCAGCCGCGACATCAGCATCAGAGATGTAGATACCACCGGAAGTTGACGTATCGTTAACAGCACCCTTGGCAAATACACCCAAGAGGGTAGAAGCAGTGGCCTTGAAAGATACGTTGGTATTAGTAACACCAGCAGCACCAGTGGCGGTGAGGATGGGGTCAGTACCAAAGGCTTGTACAGTACCAGAGAAGTAGATACCAGCAGCACCATTACTAGCACCTTGTGCAGCAAGGATGTTTGCTTGTACCACGCTTTCGCCAACACCTGAAGCAGCGACGCCGGTAGCAGCAGTTGCAGTACCAGTGTTACGACCAAAGGAAATGATCTGGCCACTGGGAGCGTAGACGCCAGAAGCAACACGACCATCACCCCAGCCAGAGGCTACGGAGATAGCGGTACGATACACATAAGCGCCTTGGGCGGAGCTACCAGAGATCACCATACCAGTGATGTCGGTACGAGTATCGTCCTGCCGGTAAGGGGAAGGAACGATGACACTCATGTAGGTGCCACTGGCAGTAGCTGAACCAGAAGCCCAGGTCACGGGAACGTAACCACGTTGCTGGAAGTAGCGATAACCAGGGGTTGCCAGCACCGAAGTGGGGCCACCCTTGGAGTAATCGTTAGTACTATCGGCAGTTACGTCGATGTTTTTGTACCAACCATTAAGCGCATTACTCCAGTTACCTGGATAGATTTTTTTAGCAGACAAGTAGGTCATTTATTTCTCCTATGAGATTTGAGGTTTAGGTATAATTATCAGATGTTGCCGTCATCAGAGACGTAGCTGAATGCAGTGGTAACAAAATCCTTGTTGAGGATTTCAAAACCAGCGTACAGTTGCCAGATCAAGATGATAAAGCGGCTGAAGTCATCGTTGTTATTGATGAGCACCTGAGCGTTAGGACCGCCGATACCGACGCCAATAGCTTGAGGGCCGAAGAAATAACCTTGAGCAACTTCTTGGCTGGCAAAGTTGGAACCAGTGTCAAAAGATGTGCTGATGCTCTTGGTCGGGAAGTTAGTCGACTCGAAGAACTTAACGCCTTCAAACTGCACACCAGTAGGCATGACAGGTTCACCAGCAAGGAAGTAACCTTGGCCGGCCTGAGGACCCTGGAAGAAGCTGGCGTTGTTAGGCATCATGGGGTTACCCATGTACATGCCTTGACCAGGATTACCAGCGTAACGAGCGATCTCACGGAAGTCAGGATCACGACGCAGATGCATCATGAACGTAGGATCGCAAATGCAACGATACAGACCATCGGAATAGGTCGGTACGTTACGCTTACGCAGGTCCTTGACGACGTTCAACAGGTCAGTACGAACCTGGAACTGTTGGAGATCAGCGGTGTACTCAGTAGAAGTATAAGTGATAGAGCCGTTAGAGGCTTTAGTCTTATTGGCGGGGAAGTAGTAACCACCTTGAGTGGTGTCAGCTTTACCGTTAGCTTCAGCTTTGGACAGTTCGTCAATGAAGACGCGGTCACGCCAACGACGATAGTCATCAAGCAGCGTCAAGCTACCGATTGACTGGTGGAACATGTTGAGGTTACCTGAGTCCAGCAACATGCGCTGGGCAGTGATCAGGGTCTCGCGGGCAATCTTAAAGGTCGAAGGCTGGGTAGGATCGCCGGGGTCAGCAGGACCGGTGTATTCCTTAAGCACCACCAGGACTTTCTCTTTGGTGATGTTACGGCTATTGGCAGTACCAATAGTTTGGTCGGCAATACGCTCGCGGGCGTCCTTAGTACCAGGGGAACCCCAGAACTTGTAGCGGTCTAGCTGAACGGTTTGACCAGGCTGGCGAGTAAAGTCGTGGACGACCACGGGCTCTACAGCCATCTCAGCAATGTAGGCAGGGTGAGGACGGTAAAGTTCCGCACCAAGAATCTTCGGAAAATCGTTATCAAGAAACACTTTGCTCTATCCTCCAGGATCGCAGAAATTTATCGGGGGAAAGATTTAGACACTTACATGTCTTATCTATCACAAATTTTAGCAGTGGGTAATTTATTATGTTTAAACGTATTGCATAGTAGGCGTCTTATAACGAGCGCCCATTGAATTACTGGAGCCATAAGACTCAGGATCCATAGGTGCCTGTTGTTGGAAACCAGGCATTCCCATAGCCTCAAGTCCTGCACCAAGTCCTGCTCCACCTAATCCGGCAAGCGCTGCAGACCCAGGAACTAGGCCAGCAGCAATGCCACCACCAATATTCCTTTGGACATTTTGCGTTGGGAAAGGAAGGGCTGCAGATAGCCCAGCAATAGGACTACCAAAAAGACGAGTGTCTGCTGCGTCTACTACGTCAGCGGCCATATTAGCCGCTCC